CCTCCTTTAGTATATGAGCACCTTCAATGCGACCTGAACGTTCGAGTAAACCGTTACGTTACCTGTTGTCCAGTCGATTTTCGGTGAGTCGTACGTCTCTTCACCGTCAACGTATGTATGAACTCTCGGACGTGTTCCGCGCTTATGTGTTGCAGCAGGAATGCTATACGAATAATTGCCAGAACTTCCAGTCCAAGAGCTCGTTGTCAAATCGACTTCGTAATACCCTTTGAGCTGAGTGATGTCTGCCTGAGCAGTGTCCATTTCACCCTCAAGCGTAGTCACTCGCTGTCCAAGTGTTGAGGAGCTTCCGTTTAACGCTGCGACCTCGTCTTCCAAGTTGTCAACGCGAGGTTCGAGAGCGTCAAGTCTGTTCTTGTTAGACGTGATTTGATTTTGCTTGTCTGTGAGCTTACCATTTATCACATTCTCTCTCGTATCTGTGTATGACTTAGCCGATGCCAACACTGTGGCGTCGAGCTGGTCAATCGCAGCCTTGATTGCGTTCTTGACTTGTGTGACAGTCGACATCAAACTCAAACCGTCGGGAAGCGTCTTGATATCGTCGCACATTTGCATTAAGCCTGCCACAACGATATTCGCTTGTCTCAACGCTGAATTGACTCGCAACGCGCTTGCAGGGTCGCCAGCTTTGAAGCCGTCAACCCTTTGAGCGTCTGTCGCAAACACAGATGCAGACTGAACTTGTTGTCCTGCTGTGGGTGAGTCAACCCACGGTTTGAAGTTGTTTGCCATAAGCTTTGCTCCTTACGTTATTTGAGAGCTCGTTACTCTCCTTTGCCGGCCAAATCGCTGAGCGTAAGCGTTTTCTTGCCGCCCGTGTTTTCGCCCGTTTTGTTTGCGCTCGTTTTGTCACCCTTTACGTCAGGCATTTTGAACTCGGTCTTCGCCTCAGTCACAGTGTTGAGGTCTTTCTGTTCAAGCTCGTCGAGCTTGCTTTCGTCGACCTCTTCTGTCGAGCCGATGGTGAGCACCTTGTCTTTCGCAAGCGCCTTAACACTCGCCCATTCCGCGATTTCGGCGGGATAGCGATGTGCGCCCTTGCGAATGAGCACTTGATGTTTGGGCCATTCGGGATTGACCTTGAGTCTGTCGGGAACGTGTGCGTCAGGGTTAGTGACGTCCTTGTTCTGCAAACCCGTCGTGACCCGAATCGTCACATCCGACTGAATTTGTACGAACTTTGCCATTGCTGTGTCTCCTTTTTGCTCTTATTTATCTCAATCGACATCGTCGTTTGATATCATGTAGACGCGCAACACTTCGCCTGTCAGGAACCTGCAAAAGTGCTCCTTGCTTGAGAGTGCCCTATATAGTTCGACGTTCACTCTGTTCACGTTAAGTCGTGTGACTTCCTGACCCATGAACTTGAGAATGTCTCTCACATTGTCGAATATGTACTTAAGGTTTTCGTCAGATTTGTCATAGAAAACGAGAAAGAAGCGGCCTTTGTAAAGTGAGCGTGTATTTCGTTGTATGCTCGTTTTCTTGGCCACGTCGTTAGTCTTCTCCTACTTTAATATTCTCCAACTCTTCCTCAAACTTGTCGTCAAGCTTATCGAGCTCGTCTTGTGTAAGCCCGAAGTTTATTTCGCCTTTGTTGACATACTTCATAAGCGCTTGACCTGTGAGTTTGGGTGTCAGAACTCCCGCATCTTGAAGCTTAGCACACAAATCGACGAACGAGCTCAGACCCTTAATTCTGTCCTCGTCCTGCTTTTTGACGAGTAACGAGTCAAATGTGAACTCCACCTTGTCGTCGATGTCTTCGAGCTGAAAGAGCAACCCTAAGAACTTCTCGTACACAGGCCGCAAATAGCTCTCACATCTTCCGTTTATCGTCTCGTCATATCTCTCCAAAGCATCAACGTCATTGCTGAAGCCTTGCTTCAAGTCACCGAACAACACACCCTGCATCTCAACCGCTGCGCTTATCTGCCACATGTTTTGCTCGAGCAAGTTGCTCAAGCCTGTGAGTCCTGCAAAGCCGTGTTCCTGATATTCGTCCTCTTTGTCCAAGAACGTTAAGCTGTTAAAATTACGACCCCAGTTCACCATCTCGAGTCGTTTTCTCAGTTGCTCTTCATTCTCAGCGTCTTGACCCATAAAAATACCGCGCATACCAGCCATCTTAATGACCTCGATGAGCGACTTATCTATCAAACTCTGAACGCTGTTCTTGAGCTTTTCGTCTCTGCTCAGCTCGCCAAGAATGTGAGCTCCTTCAGCGTAACCCCAACCTTGCAATTGCCCGTTCTTAATGAGCTTAGGCGCAGTTCGATGTTCGTATCTCAACACAAAGTCGTGATGCATCGTTTTCGTAACGCCATTGGCGAACGTCACATTATATATCTTCGGCTTTCCATAGTCAATCGAGTTCATGTCGTCGACCATCTCGGAAGAAGGTGCTACACCGTACCAGCGGTCAACGACGTAAAAGCGCATAGTCTTTGCCTTACGCGCTTTCTCAATGTCCATAGGCTGTTTGTAGTCGTCGTCGCTAAAATTATCGAACAACATACACGCAATCGAGCCACCAAAGAGCGAGCCCCATTGCAGAAGATTTATAAAATCAGTGCGCTTTGCTTGAAGCTTGCGCATTACGTTTGAAAATTTCGGATTTGAGCCAGCGAGTGTGATGCCGCAGCGTATCATATCTTGTGACGGCTTATCAATCACACGTCTGAACACCCAGCTCTCGTTATATAGTGCGAGCCACAGCCACCAGTTGAGCGTGTCGTTGTCGAAATTGTAATTCGAGAAGTGCTCGCTCACCTCTTTGTTGCCGATAGACAAAAGAGAGTTGCCGTATGAGTCTTTCATCGGCACACTCTCTTTCGCGCTTTCAAATATTTTCTGTGCACTGTCTGTAACACGATGTTCGAAGTCGTTACCTGCCCCGAGTTTCTCAGCTTTCATCATGAGCTCAAGCATCTCTTCTTGCAATCCGGGCATGTGTTGACCTCCTTCGAGTATAATCACAGAAGTGTTCTATTATACTTCTTAATTATATTATATCACGTTTTTTCACGAATGTAAACCCTTTTGATGCACTTTTTCGAAAATATTTTCTGCGTACACGTGTATGTACACCGTGAGAATTTTGGAATAATCGTGTGCTCGTATGCATGTCACGTGCGTCTCACATATCTTACACACATCGAAAATGTGCTCAAAAATTAAGTTTGACTTGTGACCCATTTTGTGAGACTTGACTTTGACCCTCGAGAACTTTTATTTATTTATCGAAAAAGTCAATATATTATGTATATATATACGAAAGGAATATATATTGTGTTTATTATCTTTTTAGATAAATAAATAAAAATAAATAACGCGAGAGCATTAAAGTAGCTAGTTATTTTGGAAAGTAACCTACCCTATTTATCGAACCTTTTATCGAGACTTTTATCGAAGTAAAAATTTGACTTTTTGAGAAGCTTTTATCGAAAATGAATTTTTGCAAATCTTGATAAATTTTCTCAATAAAAATTTGTTTTATTTATTTTGAAACATTTTTCGATAAATAAACAAAAAGTAGTTTACTTTTTAGAAAGAACATGATATAATATATTTAAGATAAATTGGAGGTACCGCAATGGCAAAGACAGTAAAAGACATAGCCACCACGATAGACCAACAGGCGCTGCTCGGACGGCCCGTTACAGATTGGCTGCCCATTCTCGCAGACGAGTGTCAGGTCTATCAGCTCGATAATGGAGGCTACATTGGCAAAAGCTTTTCGCAAATTCATTACAGATTTTGTGATGCGAAAACGGCGACAGAGATGCTCATCGACAACTTGCACTCGATATTACGTAACAAATACTTCACAATGTTGACCGATGAAGTGTTCGACAGAATATCTCAAATCGTTACACGTATGACGTCGAATTTGCGCTCTACGCTCAAGACAATTACATTCAAGCATGATAATCTCGAAGACAATCCTGATTTGCAATATGCTCGTTTCATACCTGACGGGTGCATCGCATTTCGTAACGGTGTGTACGATTTTCGCAATGCAAAGTGGCTCTTCAAGTACGACAAAATTCAGTTAAGCACAGGCTTGACGCTCATTTCATATACGAAAGAG